AACCTTTCCCTTTCTACAGGATCATCTCAGCAGTTCGTTGTAAAGAGGGGCGCGACTGAATCTTTTAGGGTTGATGCCAGTTCCAGGCTTTTAGTTGGTACGTCTAGTGGCGTTGCTACAGGTTCTTCAGTTCAAGCCGCTTTACAAGTTGTTGATAACAGCAACTTGCAAGCAGCGTTCAGAATGAGTAGGAACGACTCTGCTGGACCCACGGTTGCATTCGGAAAGTCTCGTTCTGCTTCTGATGGCGGTTTTACTATTGTCCAAGCAAATGACGAACTCGGCACTATCCGTTTCTGCGGAGCAGATGGCGGTGATCTAAATACTCAAGGCGCTGCCATTGCTGCATATGTAGACGGCACCCCTGGCGCTAACGACATGCCAGGCCGCCTAGCGTTCTCCACTACTGCGAATGGGGCGTCTTCTCCGACGCCAAGGATGGCGATTTACAATAATGGCGTATCAGGCGTATTTACAACAAGTGCAGATAATTTCTTCTTGGATAATTCCGCTGCTGCTGGAACTACATACGCATTTCTACTAGGAAGATACGGCGCTACCGGACTTGGTTCTGGAACGGTCTCTTTCCGTGTGTGGAACAATGGCAACGTCGTCAACACCAACAACAGCTACGGCGCACTCTCCGACATCAAGCTGAAGGAGAACATTGTCGATGCCACCTCCCAGTGGGATGACGTCAAGGCACTCCGTCCCGTCAACTACAACTTCAAAGAAGGCCAAACCCACACACAACTGGGTCTCATCGCCCAAGAAGTTGAACTCGTTTCCCCTGGTCTCGTCAGCGAATCCCCTGACCGCGACGAAGACGGCAATGACCTTGGCACCGTCACTAAATCAGTCAACTATTCCGTGCTTTACATGAAGGCTGTAAAAGCACTTCAAGAAGCAATGGAGCGCATCGAAACCCTTGAAGCCAAAGTTGCTGCCCTTGAGGCATCGTAGACCTACTCACTACCGGCAACCCGCCCCGTGTCATAGCGGGGCTTATGGTATTAAACTAACGCTGAATGAATTTTGCTCATGTCTGATCCTGTTACCTCTTTCACTTGGGCTATTGCCAATTTGGAGCGTGAAACTGAAGACGGTTTCGTTTTTACCGCGCATTACACCGTGAGTGCGGCAGACGGGACTTATTCTGCTGGTGCGTATGGCAGCATTGGTTTTGAGCGTCCTGAAAACCTCATTCCTTTTTCTGACCTAACCGAAGAGCAAGTGATTGGCTGGGTCAAGGAAGCACTTGGCGGTGACGAAAAGGTTGCTGAAATTGAAGCGGCGCTCCAGTCGCAAATCAATGAGCAACGCACACCAACAAAAGCCAGCGGCACGCCCTGGGCTGCTTAATTAAGAGCCCCTGCAGCTAGGCCAAGTGACATGTTTGGTCTAGCTAATATAACTTAAAGACTTATTCAGAATGGCCTGACCCTACTTAAATGACTCTTGCAACTTCGCTGCAAAAAGCAGTGCAAAACGCGATGAAGAGCCTGGGCGGTGAAGTCACGGTCCAAACCGTATCTGGCGGCGTTTACGACACGGCAACCGGGCAAATCAGCGAAAGCATCAGCAGCAATGAAATCAAAGGGGTGTTGCAAGGCGTTTCAGCTAAAGAGGTGAATGAGCTGATCCAATCTGGTGACAAGCGGTTAATCATTGCAGCGGCTGACGCGGCAGCTGTGCCGACCACGCAAGACCGCGTTTTGATTTCTGGCGTTTCGCATGAAGTGATTAGGATCGACACCATCGAACAAGACAATGAGCCGATCACCTACGAGCTAATTTTGAGGGCATAGCAATGGCACGGCAGATCGACCTAGGCGACATCTCGAAGCTTGCAGAAGATGAGCTCGAAGAGCTGGTCGTTTTTGCGGCGAAGGTTTGGGAGGGCCAGGTAAAAGAAAAAACGCCGGTTGAGACGGGAATCCTTAAAGGCAATTGGCGCCAGGTAAAAATCAGCAAAACACGAATCGAGATTCAAAATAACAAGGTTTATGCGGAGCCCGTGGTCTACGGGAAGAACCTGCCGCCATCTTGGGGCGGCGTTTACCGTACAAGGCAGAACCCGCCGACGATCCCTGGCTACCCAGACATTTTGGCCAAGGAAATCGCTGCATTTCAAATCCCGGCCAGAATTGAGCTCATACGCCGTAGGAATCGCTGATGGCTGCTGTTGATCTCAATACCGTTCGATCGATCATTGAGGGCCGGCTTGCGACTGAGCTGGCGCTTTCCCCGGCTGTTCCGGTGGTGTTTCACAACATGCCGAACAAGCCTACGGCCCGATCATCCTGGGTTCAATGCCTTGTTCAATTTGGCGGCAACCAATATCTAAGCCAGGGTCTGACAGCAAGGGGCAGCACAAAAGTAATCGGTGTTTTGCTGTGCAACATCTTCACGCCAAAAGGCGTTGGCCCTGGCGCTAATTACGTGATTGGGAAACGCATCCGAGATCTCTACAATAGAGCCATAGTTTCTGGCGTCTTCTTTGACGCTGCTGACGGGCCTGCAGTTGTGGATTCTCCTCAACCGGAACCGTTTTTCCAAACAAGGGTCTCAGTGGCCTTTGAATTTATCGAGGATCTTTGACCAATGGCAACAATCAGAGGTGAGCAGGGCGCCGTTCAATTCGACGCAGCCGGCAGCTCCAATGCAACTGTGGTAGGTACTCGCAGTTGGTCACTCAGTATCACGAAAGAGACCCTTGACACGACCAAGCACGGTGACACCGCCCGGAGCTATATCGGCAGCCTGATTTCAGGATCTGGGACTGTTGAGCTGGTCTACGACCCAGACGCAACAGGCCAGGCAGCATTCATTGAAGATGTCCTGACTGCGGCTGATGCATCAGACGCGACGTTTGAGCTGTTTACGACGGGCACAACTCCAGGTTCTGATTCGGTCAGCTTTGCCGGCATCATTACAGACGCTGAGATCGGATCAGCTGTTGGTGATTTGGTGACCGTCAGTTGCAACTTCGTGACGAGCGGCGATATTACTGGCAACCTTGAATAAGGTAGGCTTCTATTAAAGAAAGCCTATTCATGTCAAGAAATCGCCCCGTTGATTTGCTGGTTGAGGAATTTGACCTTAACCAGCGGCGAAAATTTGACGTAAAGAATGCAGCCGGCAAAGTTGTGATCAGTTTGTATTTCAAGCCGATCACAAGGGCCGACCGCAAGAAATCGCAGCAACTGGCCGGCACTGATGAAGCTTTGGATTTGAGCACACAGATGCTCTGCCAAATGGCAGAACTTGAAGACGGGAGCAAAGCTTTTGCCCCAGCTGATGCGCCAAAGCTGCAGCGGCAGCTGCCTGAAAGCGTGCTGAATGATCTTGAGTTGTTCTTGTTTGGTATAGGCGAAGAGGCCAGCCTTGAAGACGCAAAAAACGACTGAAGCAGGATGGGTGGCTCTTTTTTGAGTTTCACCTAGCCTGCGAGCTAGGAATGACCGTTAGCAGACTGCGGACAGAGCTGACCGATGCGGAGATGGTGCATTTTGCAGCGTATTACGAGCTGAAGGCAGAGAAAGAGCGAGAGGCAATGGACCGCGCAAAAAGGGGAGGCCGGTAGAATAGGGCCATGGCTGAATCGATCGTCAAGCTAATAGTTGACGCCACGCAGGGCGTCAGATCGCTTGGGCGGTTCAAGAAAGCAACGGATCAAGCAGCTAAAAAGACAGACCTGCTGAAAAAAGCAGTCAGATTGCAAAAAGCCGCGACAGAAGCTGCGACCACAAAGCTGGCTCAGTTTGGTGATATTGCCAAATCTGCTTTTGATAAGGCGTCGAAAGCCGCGCAGAAATACCAGTCAGCGCTCGGCGGGATCAAAGGCGCGATTGTGTCGCTGGGAGTGGCAGCGCTTACGAAACGAATGATCGGGCAGGCAGCAAGCTTTGCTCAAACACAAGTCAGGTTGAAGGCTTTGTCGACTGAATATGGCGAATTTGGCAAGATTCAACAGCTAGTAAAAGATAACGCCAAAACGTTTAATCTTTCGCAAGCTGAATCCGCTAGCAATTTTTCAGATGTTTACGCAAGGCTGAGGCCACTAGGCACTTCGCTTGAAGACATTCAGACGGTCTACAAAGGTTTCAATGCAACAGCATTGGCAAGCGGCACTAGCGCGGCGGCAGCAAGCGGGGCGTTCCTTCAGCTGAGTCAAGCGCTTGGCAGCGGCAGACTCCAAGGCGATGAATTTAGATCAATCGCTGAGCAAGTGCCAGGCATCCTAAGGCTTGTCGCAGATGAGATGGGCGTCACTGTTGGCGAGCTGAAAAAGCTTGGCAGCGACGGGAAAATCACGTCTGACATTCTGATCAATTCTTTAGCAAAAGGGTTTGAAGAGAACAAAGACAAGATCCAAGCATTGCTCGCCGAATCTCCAGCTCAAAAGTTTAAGGAGTTCAGCAATGCAACCAGCGAATTAAGTAACGCAATTGGCACGGAGTTGCTACCAGTTGTGACGCCAGTCGTCCAGGAGCTGACCAAACTACTGAAAGCCGCTGGAGACTTGCCAGGCCCAATTAAGACAGCAGGGGCAGCCTTGGTCGGCTTGTCAGCGGTCGTCCTTGCGCTGGCATCTCCTGTTGCTGCCCTGGTAAAAGGGATCGCAGCATTCGCACCAGCAGCAACAGCAGGGGCAGGAGCTGCAAAGCTCTTGGCAGGTGCAATGGTGATACTTAAGGGGGCAATGTTGGCGCTGCCGTGGGTGGCAGCAGCCGCAGCCGTTGGCGGGTTGATAGCTTTAACCGTAAATTATTACAACGAGCAAAATAAGCTAAACAGGATTATCGAAGGCGGCGCAACATCTGTCAATGAGATGAAAACAGCGCTTGACTCTAAGTCAAAAGCGCTTGCAGAAGCAGAAGCAAAACTTAGCAAGCTTGAAAAG